ATCATCCGTAGGTACTAAATAAAGATCTTTTGCATATCTTGGATCTCTATACCAGAACATCTCAGATATCTTGAAGTTATTCATCCCCTTCAACGATTGATCGTATATCTCATAATAAATTGGATCGTATCCGTTTGGCGTAGAAACTACAATTACCTTACCCCCTGTGGATAAGGACGCCATACAAGCCGCCCAAAAATCACTGTCCGCTTCGATAAACGCCGCCTCATCAAATACAAGAATTGTAGGTGTAAACCCACGTAATGCATCTTTTGATGTTGCCACCGCTTTTACTTCAGATCCATTATTTAATTTGTAATGTCGTTGTGAATTTTTTTCGGCCGCGAAACCAGCGCCTACCCAATTAGGCCATTGATCAACAAATGCTCTAATTTTATTCGCCATCTCCATTGAGGTATCGAGTTTGTTGGCAATAATCAATATTTTTTCAGGTTGTGTTTTTTTGGCGAATACCAATCTTTTTGAGATCCATGCTGCAGTTACGGTAGATACGCCCGCCTGACGATATTTCAGTGCAATGTTTTCCTCATAATCTTCATAATCTTTTAATAGAGATACTTGATCTGGAAATAACTCCAATGGGACATACTTAGAAACCGTGTTGTCGTAAGTTTGTAGATAGGTACGTAATGCGTAAGGTGTGTCTTGCATGCATTTCACATACTCGATCATTAGTTGTTCTTTGGTCAACGCCATAAAAATATTTTACAATAGTTATGAGAAATTATTTCTTTTTACCTATAGAAAATAATTTACCTACGGGTGTTTTCATTTTTGGTGCTTCGTCAGAAAACATTGTAAGTTTTTTTGGGTTACTAAGAATCATAGATTCTGATTTCTCTTTAACCAATTTTACCAAGTCAGATTTTTTCATTCTTGGTTTAACTTTATTTTCCAAAATGGAAACAATTTTATCTTCTAAAAATTTCTCGAGATTTTCGTTTGTTTTTTTCTTTTTGTATTTTACTGTTTTCTCAGGGTGTAATTTTTCTGGCATTTTTTCGTAATCTTTCTTTGTTGTCTTGTCAGAAAACTCTCTTGCCAATTGACACCATTTTTGTTTTTGTACTCCTCTTGTTGTATTACACTTACCCCAAAAAAAGTTTTGTTGTGCCTGAGATTCAAATTTTTCTCTAATAACACTTTCTGTTGCAAGATCTTCTTCTTTATCTATGGTCGCATCACCTTCATCACCCATATTATCAGGTGCCTGTACTTGATGTGGATCTTGTGAGTATTCTCCCGCACCTGCATCATTTTTATCAACGGTAACATCTTCAGTCATTTCAGTTTCCATCGGAGTCGCTTTTACGGTACCGTCAGGTTTTTTTTCAAGACTATAACCCTTTCCTGTTGGATTATTTGGTAAATCACCCGGACCTTTAATTTCATAAGAAGTTTTTGCCGGCTCAGTTACTTTTGTGACTTGTTCTTTAGTTTCTTCTTTTTTGTTCTTTTTAAATTTTTCGCTCAAAACTATAAGTTGAGATTCACTCAAGTTAGCAACGGTTTGAATTGATAATCCTTCACCAAGTAAAAATTTGATTCTATCCTTATTTTTCATAAACTACTTGTTTTTCAAATTCTAATACTATATCTCTTTCGTATAGTTTATTTTTAACTTCTTCTTCAGTATCACCAAAACGAAATACTAATCTTTTAACTAATGAGAAATCAACATTTCCACTCTCTTTTTCCCAACCCATTGCAATCACACCATCCATAGCATCAATAACAGAAAAAACATCAGATTCTTGTATTAATTCTAATGTAATCTCATCATTGACTAAAGTACCTACTTTGGTAACATATTCATAGTCAGGTGGTGTTGGGTATCCATTTGCCGGTTTTGAATCCCAGTTTTCACCCCACACTTCCAAAGACTCTGAAAAAATAAATTCATAAATGTTTTGGCCTTTATAGTTAGGACCCATTCCATTTATGTAAATCAATTGATTCATATAATTTCTCCTGATTTTGTGATTTTAGTATCGTTTAATCCTTCTTTGAAGATCATATTTCCTTTGTTGGTTAATCCCATTAATCTGGACTCAGGGTTGTGTTTAATATACCAAAGAGATGATTTTAATTGTTCTGTAGATTCTGATAAAGTAATTACATCTTTTTGATTGATTCTATATCTCTCCTCTTGTTTAACTCTTTTTTCTTCTCTTTCAGCGGATTTTTCTGATTCGGTTAAAACAAAATATTTTTCTAATACCTGATCGATTTTAGATTCATTAAATGTTCCATGAGCGAATTGATTTTTTCTTGGGTCAATAACTCTAGCCCCTCTTCTTCTTAATTTATAGTTTTCGTCGTCTTCCTCATCTAACTCAGAAAAATCAACATCATAATCTATTGGTGTTTTTTTCATCACTTTGATATTATCATCAGAACGGAAATCACCCCCTTTTCTGAAGTAATCTTTGATGTCCATATCAGCATGTTTCCTAGCTTTGGTTTCAGGTGAACGATCGTATCTTTTCATATCTTGTACAATCATATCAAGATCATCATCTTCTTCACTTATTTCCATATCCATAGGTGGTGTGTCATATGGTTTCATTTTTTGGAGGATTGAGTCGATTTCATCCTCTTCAGGTTCATAATCACTTGTGACCATATCCTCATCCTCTTCCAAATTATTGTAAATACCTGTTGTATAGGCACCTTTCATATAATCCCCTAATGCATCACCATAAGTATCGTATTCAGTCACTTCACCTTGTGCTGCCGCTAATGATGCAAAATCCATCTCAGCGAGTTCAGGTTCTTCTTCAGTTGGCATTTCTTCCTCCATATCAACGTCGATTTCTTCTTCTCCTGAAGTTTCTTCATCCTCATCTTCTTCTTCACCTTCCAATTTGGCAATGATTTGTTCGATGTCGTCCTCATCTAAAACTTCAACGTCCAATGATGATAATATTGAATTGATAATATATTTTACGTCTTTAGCAGATAGATCTTTCTCTTCCTCATATTGACGAATTTTTTGTGCTAATTTACCAACGAGTATTTGGATTCTTTTGAATTCTCCGACACCTTTGTCTTTTTTGTCCTCAATGTCCACATCGATTTCTTCTTCACCACCCATTTCATCATCCATTGGTGGTTCTTCCATGCCCATATCTTCACCCCCCATAGGTTCTTCACCCATACCAGGTTCCATACCCATATCTTCGCCCCCCATAGGTGGTTCCGTACCAAGATCTGCGGGTGGAGTTTCCATACCCATATCAGGTGCCGGTTCAGCGGGAATTTCAGGTGCCGGTGGAAGTACAGGGGCAGGTGCTGGAGCCTCAGCAGGAGCCGGCTCAGCAACAGGTTCAAGATCAGCCTTAGGCTTTCTAACCTTTAGTTTATACTTTTTTTTTTGCTCGTTAAATAACGAGGTACCTTCTGTATTTTCGTAAAGGGTATTGAACTCCTTAGCCATCAAGTTAAGTTTTTTCAATGCTTGTGAGTAAGATGAAAAATACTTTCTGTTTTGGATCGGTTCAATGTAATCTGTTTCAGACTCGTTAAGAGTTTTCTTAATGATATAACCTTGTCTCTCTCTTACAATTTCGTAGTTGTTACCGTCTGCCAAATCTAAACTATATTCTTTAGATTCATTTTCATTTACTGCTTGTGGTAAGTGCTCATTGTAACGAGAAATTTCGATAATTCTTTTGATTTTATCTAAACCCTCTAATTTTTCACTTCCGATAGGTTTTAATCCTGCCATATCTATTGTTTTAGTTGTAATTATTTTATTTATATAAATATACTGTTGATTAGAAAATATTGTATATTCCAATCAATAATGTAAATTTGAGGTATATACTACGCGGTCTGTATCTTCTTTCTTTCGTCTATGGATAATTTTTTTTGAATTAATTTTTCTTTTGCGTTTCTTAATTTCTCCAAATACCCGTTTCTTCGTAATATTTTAAATACTAAATTTTCCGAAGAATAATCACCACCCTTCTCTAAACCACAAGTTCTAAACCTTCTTAATTTTTCCTTATATTTTTCAATAAGTTCTTTCGCGGTTTCAATGTCCTCATCTTGAATATTATCCAAAACTCCGTCGATAATTCTCATCCATTGTTTCGCCTTACTTTCTATAGTTTTCTTATCTATGGATACATCTTGTTTTTTTGGTTCTGTTGCCCATTCATCAAACAATAATGTATAAACACCAGAACTGAAATGTGATTCCGCTTCATCTTCTAAGTAAAGCTCAACCTCATAACCAAAAATTTTAATGTTATATTTTTGATTAAACATTATCTTTTTTAGGTTAAATAATTCTTTATATAGTTCTCTTTGATTTTCAGGAAATTGTAAAAAATTGATAATTACGTGTAGATCAAAATCTGAATATTTAGACCAAGTATAATTTGCCAAAGAACCAGTTAATACGACATCACTGATTACCATATCAATACCAACAAAATCTATAAACTCGTATGCAATATTTAAAAGTCTTTCCCTAACTTCAGGTTTCATTTCAGGTTCTTTACTACCTTTTTCCCAAATTTTAGGGTTTAACTCATCTTGAGGTTCAAAACTTTTTATGATATCCTTTTCCATTAACTATAAATACACGATTACCCGAGTTTCTTATATGTAAATGTTTTTGCGATGTTGGAATTAAAGAACTTACCTTGTGATTCTGAGGTTCTGAACGATGTGTATAATTGATGAGGTACCTCATCGTACTCGTATTTAAGTCCGTTTTTAAATTCAACAACTAATTTCTTAGTTAAGGTATCGTATTCTGTTTTTACTAAGTTAGAGGATTGGACTTCATTAATGATTTTTGTTCCGCTAATTGTCTCGCTTGTTATTGCCATTTTGTTTTTTTAATGGGGTTATGTCATCTATATGACTAATTTTATCCATAATATAATGGTGAACTTCGTCTCCGTCAACATTAAAACCATAATCTGTTATTGTTCGTTCTATATCCCAAACCAATGGTTTAATCCTTGAGTGTAAATCCATTAACTCTGCCGTATAATACGGAGGTTTTTCAATATCACTTTGAGTCCAACCTTCCCTTTGAAAGAACTCCCTTAGTTTAAGGTAAGTTTCTTCCAACTCTTTTGTTATTTCCAAGATCTCCGCAAATTTTCTCCATCCTTCCATAACAATAAATATACGAAAAAAAAATCCACCCGAAGGTGGATTTCTAACATTAAAATTAAAGAGATTATTTCACTTCCTCAAACTCTACATTTGCAAAGTCTTCTTCTGTTACTTCATCGTTGTTTGTTTGTTCATACAACTTCTGACTTATGGTTTGTAATTTATTATTAACCTCTTCCATTAAAACTTTTACTTCAGAAATTTCTTTCTTTTCGTAAGCAGTTTTTAACTTATCTACCGCCGAATTAATTTCGGTCTTTTCTTCTTCGGTAATTTTACTTTCAAGATCCTCCATTGATTTACCAACTTGGAACATTAAAGAATCTGCGGAATTTAATGTATCAACATCTTCTTTTAATTTTTTATCCGATTCAGCATTCATTTCGGCCTCTTGTTTCATTCTTTCAATCTCATCTTTTGATAAACTTGAAGATGCTTCGATTTTAATTGACTGTTCTTTGTTTGTTGCTTTATCTACCGCCGAAACATTAATAATACCATTAGCATCAATATCAAAAGTAACCTCAATTTGAGGAGTTCCTCTTCTTGATGGTGGAATTCCATCCAAGTTAAATTTACCAATCGTTCTGTTGTCTTTTGCCATTGTTCTTTCACCTTGTAGAACATGGATTTCCACTATAGGTTGATTATCAACTGCTGTTGAGAAAACTTCAGATTTTTTAGTTGGGATTGTTGTGTTCGCATTAATCAATTTTGTAAATACCCCACCCATAGTTTCAATACCTAACGAAAGTGGTGTCACATCAAGTAATAATACATCAGTTACATCGCCGGCTAATACTCCACCTTGAATTGCCGCACCTAAAGCAACTACCTCATCAGGATTTACCCCTTTTGATGGTTCTTTACCAAAGAATTTTTTAACCGCTTCTTGAACCGCAGGAATACGAGTAGACCCCCCAACTAAGATAATCTCGTCAATCTCACCAACAGTAAGATTCGCACTAGACATTGCTCTTTTACAAGGTTCAATTGTTCTATCTACCAAAGATTGTGTTAATTGATCAAACTTAGATTTTGTGATAGTCATTACCAAGTGTTTTGGTCCTGTTGAGTCTGCAGTTACATATGGTAAGTTGATTTCTGTTTGAGGTGAAGAAGATAACTCAATTTTAGCCTTTTCAGCCGCCTCACGAAGTCTTTGTAGTGCCATAGGATCTTTTGAGATATCCATTCCGTTTTCTTTTTGGAATTCAGATACCAAGTGATCAATCAACGCCTGATCAAAGTCATCTCCACCTAAATGGGTATCTCCGTCAGTTGCCAATACTTCAAATACGCCGTCACCAAGTTCTAATACAGATACGTCGTGTGTTCCACCACCACAGTCAAATACCACAATCTTCATGTCTTTTGACATTTTATCAAGACCATAAGCTAAAGCCGCTGCGGTTGGTTCATTAATAATTCTTCTTACTGTAAGTCCTGCAATTTCACCAGCCTCTTTAGTTGCTTGACGTTGAGCGTCATTAAAATATGCAGGAACTGTAATCACAGCTTCAGTAACAGATTGACCTAAATAGTCTTCTGCGGTTTGTTTCATTTTCTGAAGAACCGCCGCTGAGATTTCTTGTGGAGAATAAGTTCTATCGTTAATTTGAACTTTTGGTGAGTTATTTTCTTTAATAACTTTGTAAGGGACTTTTTTTGTTTCATTTTTAATCTCATCAAAAGAAGATCCCATAAATCTTTTAATTGAGTAAATTGTTTTGTCAGGGTTTGTTACCGCTTGTCGTTTAGCAGGGTCTCCGATTTTTCTTTCACCCTCTTTTACAAATCCCACAATAGATGGTGTGGTTCTTTTTCCCTCACTGTTAGCAATAACTACAGGTTCCTTTCCTTCCATTACAGCAACACACGAGTTAGTTGTTCCCAAGTCAATTCCAATAATTTTTCCCATTTGTTTTTTAATTAATTTTTATTTTGTTTATTTTTGTTTTCCAAGTATACTAAATTTATACCAAATAGAAAATACTGACAAAATGTCATATTATCAAGTATCAATACTGACAATTTTACACAATGGACTTTTTGGAATAATATTTTTATGTTTAATAAAAAACTTAAGAGATGATTGAATTCGCAGACGAGAACGAAAAAACAAAAAAGAAGAGTGACGGTGGAACCCCTGTTTTAGATAACTTTAGTAGGGACCTCAACAAATTGGCAAGTGAAGGAAAATTGTATCCTGTTATTGGGAGACAATTGGAGATCTACAGAATTGCTCAAATCCTTTCAAGACGAAAGAAAAATAACCCTATTATTATTGGTGAACCTGGTGCAGGTAAAACAGCAATCGTTGAAGGTTTAGCCATGATGATTCACAAAGGTGAGTGCCCTAAAAACTTGGCGGATAAGAAAATCGTATCATTAGATATTAACTCATTGGTTGCGGGTACAAAATATCGTGGTCAGTTTGAGGAAAGAATGAAAGTGATTATTGAAGAGCTTACAACCAATCCTAATATTATTGTCTTTATTGATGAAATTCACACAATGGTTGGTGCTGGTAATAGTTCAGG